AAAGCATTTTTCGCGTCGGTGTAAATGCTTGGAAAAATATTACGGGTGGGATTGCTGCTCGTAATGCTGCTGATAGTGCTGACGTAAAAGTACAGGCTAGCCAATTTGAAACAACTGGCAACACTGGTCTAATCATCAACGCTGACGCCGCTAATACAGGCGCGGATTGGTCTATTACAATCAATCGTCCTGCAACTGGTATGGCGGCTGGCTACACCCTGACATTGCCTACTACAGACGGATCTCCGTCTGAGTATTTGCAGACGGATGGCAGTGGCAATTTAACATGGGCTGGGGTGGGGGGATCTGCCGACAAAATGGCGGTTGATACTACTTCGCTAGCTTTTGGTACGTCTTCGCCATTAACACTGTTTACGACTCCAGCTAATGCCGTAATCCATAAAATCCAAATCGTTATTGATACGCCTTTTAATGGCACTGCTAACGTAACTGTGGGGATTGCTGGCACTACCTCTAAATATATGGGTTCGTCTCAAAACGTCTTGCAAGGCATCGCTAAAGATGTTTATGAAACGAATCCTGGAGAGGCGGCGGCCAGTGAAGCTTTGATCGCTACTTACGCAGCAGGTGGCGCTAGTGCTGGAGCTGCTAGAATCTTGGTGTATTACTCTGTACCATCATAATTAAATGGGCTTAATACCTGATCTAAAAGGAACGACAAGCAATTTTTCTGTTGGCGGTGAGCTATCTACCACTGGCGGAATAAAGTCGCGCGTGGTTACTCTCACTGATGCTGCTACAGTCACCCCAAATGCTGACACCACGGACTTAGGGATATTAACGAGCCTCTCTCAAACGACTACCTTTGCTAATCCCACGGGCAGTCCTACTAATGGTCAATTACTCCAAATAAGGATTACTAGCAGCACATCAAGAGCCATATCTTTTGGCACTGCCTATCAAGCTGCTAGCGCTCTGTCACTACCAACTGCTACCACAGGCGGCGGTGCTGAAGATTATCTTGCTTTCCACTGGAATAGCACGGATTCGGAATGGGATTTGATTGGCACGACGATCGGGGCGTACCCAACAGCTACGCCATTGACTTTAGGTCAAGTTCTCGCAGCAAGAGAAAATTTTTTCTAAGGAGTAATTAACATGGCAGCAAATACAGCACCAATATTTTGTCGTAGACCAAACGATCAATGGATTTCGATTATCAATACCGCAGCCAATACCGCTACCGACGGGACAGGTACAGTAGCGACAGTTTTTACAGCAAACTCAGTAGAAGGTGAAGGCGCTTTTATTCAGACAATTACTGTAAAACCCGTGAGTCATACGGGGTCTAACAACGTCGCAAACGTAGCTAGATTTTTTATAAATAATGGCTCAACCAATGCAACGGCGGAAAACAATAGTTTTTTTGCTGAATTAACTTTGCAAGCTACTACAGGTTCAGCTAACGCAGCTATTCAAGAATTTACTTTACCTGTATTTAAGATGCTACCAAATGGCTACAAGATAAATGTTTGCTTAGGTACAACCGTAGGCGCTGGATTAGGCTGGTACTTCACAGCTTGGGGAGGCGATCTGTAATGATGTACGGTTTTCAGACCTCGCAACGACAAGGCGGCGCTGGCAATCTGGTCAGAGAGTTTTTTGCCACAGGTGCTACCACTTTCCAAACTTGGGTAAAGCCTCAAGGTTGCACGATGGTTTATATGCTAGCGATCGGATCTGGTAGTGGCGGCGCTGGTGGTGCAACTGGGGCGGCTGGCACAGGTAGAGTTGGCGGCGGCGGCGGTGCGGGTGGCGCACAATCTCGCTTGCTAATTCCTGCTTTTTTATTGCCTGATATTTTGTATGTGCAAGTAGGTTTAGGTGGTTTGGGCGGTGCGGGTGGCGCTAGTGGAACGGCTGGACAACGATCGTTAATCCTACGAACAAATGCGGCGGCGGCTGCTAACCATAACGTTGTTTTGGCTTCTGGTAACGCGGTGGCGACGGCTGGCACAGCAGCAGGGGCGGCTGGTGCAGGTGAAACTGTATCCGCACAAGCTCAATCCGCTTATATAGGTTTGGGTCTGTTTGTATCTGTTGCGGGTGCAACGGGTGCGGCTGGTGGTGCTGTCGGTGGTGCTGTCGGTGGTAGCGTCACTCAATTTGCACAAAGTATGACTTGTGGCGGTGCGGGTGGTGGTAGCACTCCAGTGGCTAACACCAATAACGCAGGGGGAAACATTACGGCTGTAGGTGTTTATCCAGTGATTTCAGGTGGTATAGCTGGCGGCGGTACGGGTGCAGATGGATATTCAGTATTTATTCCATCGTTTTACACGGCTGGCGGTGCTGGTGGCGGATCTAATGGCTCGGCTGGTGTAGGCGGTGCTGGCGGTAATGCTGGTATTGGATCGGGCGGTGGCGGTGGCGGTGCGGGTGTCACTGGTGGCGCTGGTGGTAGAGGCGGTGATGGTTATGTTTGCATTGTTAGCTGGTAAAGCTTTTCAGTCCTGATTGATTCAGGTGTAACGACAAATCTATTTAAGGAGGATCTTACTATGGCTACTGAGAAATTTATCCAAAAAGCAGTCTTGTCTGAACTTGTAGAGTATACGGGTTCTAATGTCGCCGAAATTGCAGCGCTAACGATGGAAAGCTGTTGGGAAGCTTATCAAATTAACCCGTTGAATGTCGAGAATCGATTCTATACTTCTTTGCCAGAAGGTGAGGTTGAGGGGACAGCCGAAGGGGAATACACCAAATATCTATTCTTCCCTTATCAAACCTATTACGTCCCTGTCGGTGGCTATGCTGGCGTGTGTGGCGGTGTATTGTGCCTACACTCTAGCCGTGCTGAAGTGCTTAGCTCGATGGAAGTTTATCCACCCGCTTAATCAACAAAGCCCGTCATGTCTGGCGGTGCTGGTGCAGGATCAAGAATACTAAAATAAGCCCGCCTATTTTAATAAAAATGACAGTACAAAATGACAGTACAAACTGATTTACAGACAGATCTGGACGCTTATATACAATCAAACTTCCAAGGCAGTTTGGAAGAAGTGTCAGCCGATCAATTGCCTTTGCAAAACCTACTAGAATTGCAAAGTTATTTAGTGAATAGCGGTGGCGGCGGTTCTGGTGGCGGTTCTGGTGGTTCTGGAGGTAAAGCTACAACTGCTCCTACCACGTCGGTCGCTAGTAGTACATCATCAGTAACATTACTAGCACTCAACACTAATCGTAAGTGGGCATCCTTCAGAAATGACAGTACATCAGTAGCTTACATAGCTAAGAGTGGTACTGCATCTACCTCATCAGTGTATCGACTAGAACCACAAGGCTACCTATACTTTGATGATTACACTGGTATTGTTACTGGTATTTGGGTAAGTGCTAACGGAAACATGAGAATAGAGGCAGGTACATAATGGCTAGTAATATTGTAAATCCCCCCTTTCCTCAACAAAGCGGATCTGCTCCTTACTTTGGGGTAAGGGCATGGGTAAACTTTAACGGAACTGGAACTGTTGCGATTCTTGCAAGCGGCAATGTTTCCTCTGTTACTGATAGAGGTCCTGGGCTGTATACTGTGAATTTTACAACAGCATTGCCAGATGCTTTGTACGGCGTGGTTGGGTCTGTTGAGACTCTTGCGGGCACAAATACTGTTTGTCAGCAATCGGCAGGGAGTGGTACTCCTCCTTCTGGCGCAGAGAAATCCACAACGGCTTGTCAAATAGTCGCCACTGGTAGTGGCGCTGCTTTTGATGGCGCATGTATCAGTGTATTTTTTATAAGGTGATTTTATGCAAGTAATTGTTTATTTAGATGACTCTGGATCTGTAACTGTATTGACTCCTAACCTTGAATCTGGATTGTCAATCGAAGAAATTGCAGAAAAAGATATTCCGCTACTCAATGGAGAGCCTACACCTTATCTGATTCTTGATGATTCGGAGTTACCCGATCGCATTGATCGCGATCGCTGGAAGATTCAAGGCAACTCAGTAATTATTGATGAATCGATCCCTTTACCTGAAACCATCAGAGAGATTGATGCAAGGCGTTTAAGGCTTGCGTTGCATCAATTAAATCTTTTGGATACTGTCGAGACAGCGATTGCCACATTAGGTCGTACTGCCCAAATCGAATGGGAGTATGCAACCATAATTAAAGGGAACTACCCTTTGGTGATTTCCCTATCAACTGATCTGGGCTTAAATGTTAGCGAGATTTTTGATATTGCGATCGCAATTAAATAAATCTTAGTTGTACTTGTTTGCTTGGCATTTTAGCGATCGCCTGTAAATCTGCGCGGATATTTTTAGAGCGATCGCATATCCATAATTTTTCGGTACGTTTGATATTGTCCTTAGTGCGACCATTAGCTGCACTCATCACTGTTTCTATCTCTACGCATTTTTGAGCGCTCTTAGGTGCGATATCCTGATGATAGTTACTCAGTACATAGCTAGATTCACAAGCGTCAAGGGCATCGCATAGGGCTTGATAATCGTCTAAGGTATAGCCGCTGTAATGCCCTTGACTGGCATTTGGGTATGGAGGATCTGCATAGATTAACCCGTGTGGACAGTCATATCGCTTAATGAATCTCAAAGCATCCTCACAGCCAATATAGACATCCTTTAAGCGCTCAAAACATTCTGGCAATCTAGCGGCGCGATTTACCCATGTGCTTGCTGAGTTTGGACCGATTGTTCCACCACCCCACCCCGATCCAATCAAATTACTAAAACTCATATTGCATTGAATATAAGTAGCCCAAGCAACTTTTAGATCGCTGTATTCCGATGGATTGTTATAGATCAATCGCGCCTCACGATGTTCTTCTTGGCTGTATGGAGTGAGTTCAATCCATCGCGCTAGTTCTTCAGGCTGCTCTCTTGCTACGCGCCAGAACGTGATTAGTTGCTTATTCAGGTCATTAATTGCTTCGCGGTAATAGTGACTATTACCACGATCTATTTTGCCTTTGGCATAGAGTACAGCCCCGCCGCCAAAGAACGGTTCTACATAGACGGTGTGCGGTATCGCCATGATGTGAGGGACTATTTGAGTGGCAATACGGGCTTTACCCCCATAATAAGAACAGGGTGTTTTCATATAGTTACAGATACATTGCCAAGATGCCCACAGCAAGCCTTAAACTTTTTAGCTGTGAACTTACCAAAATAGAATAAAGTCTGGCTTGTGTCATTGCCAGATTTTTTCTTTTTGCCATCGTTCTTAGGGTTTGTGAACTCAAGCCGATGGTTAAAAGTTAGATAGCACACAGAATAATTTTGAGCGTCCAGAAACCAGTTAGAGCTTGTGTTTGAATTGGTTAGCAAAAAGCTATTACCGATATGGGCATAACTCAAAACCATCTCTACTGCCCTCTCAATATTTCCTTTGCTATAAGGTGGATTTACCCATTTGTTTAAATATGGAGTCCAGTCCCTAGAGAATGCGTCATCAGCTTTAGTCCAAAAGGTTTGAGCTTGGATGACTTGATTTGCTCGTAAGCATGAGAACGGGTCAAGATGGAAGCCTTTAACTAATTCTCGAAATGGTTCTACAACGTAATAGCTCGTATAGTTCTCATCGTTTGATTCATCGTCATTTGTAAGAACATAATCTAGAGTAAATAGGTTTTCTTGTATTGCGATCATTACAACCCTCCCATAAACTCATTTTTCGCAATCTTGACCATCAATGCTTGCTGCCCCAAATACAGCAGATGTAGCTCAATGAGTAGCTGCTTAGCTGAGTCAATGTCAATGTTTTGGATTTGTTGGCAGAATAGAGCGTGAGTAAACGCTTTTTCGGGCGGTAAGTCGCTCATGGCAATTCACTCCATACTTTCCCATCCAATTCAGGCAATGAAATCTTTTTACCATTGACTGCCCTTTGTTTATAAAAGAAAGCCTTGTTAGCAGCTTTGACTTCATCCCGCAGCGATCGCACCCAGTCTTCATCCATCGGTCTAGCACCCTTACCAGATTCAGCGCCGACGATCGCGAGGTCAATGTATTGGGCATAAGCGCCGATATAAACTTCTTCTAGTAGTGGCTCAAAACTGACAAAAGTATTGCCTCCAAGCTGTTTAATTGCAGCGATCGTATCAAGGCGTTTCAACGCCGTGCCTTGGCTCTCAACCGAAACACCTAACCATATATTGCTAGGGAGAAAGGGAAAATCAGATCTAGCACACCAATCATTTACAACTTGCAAAAGGGTGTCAGCACGTTTGGACAAGAGCATAAACGTCTGATTGTGAGAGAAAGCCATAGCTTGAATCATCTCTAATTGCCACTCTCTAGGAATCCAATCACCGCACCAATCTGTCATAGAGCAAACAAAATGACGTTTAGGCGATCGCATTCTCGCCCACTTAACAAGCATTTCGTAGTTAAGCTCTAGCTCTGGCGCTTTGCCTGTATAGGTCAATCCACTAGCAAAGTCAAAGCGATTACCTGTATTAATTGCTTCAGCATAGCAGTTGGCGCATCCTTCCGATATTTTCCTACACCAATGACCACCGCCTTTGACGGTGATTGGGTTATCAGTTACATCAGTCCATTCAATTTTACTCATGATTCCACACCTTCCACAAACTACAACGCTGATTCAATTCTCGCCATGCATTCTGTAACGGAGAGCGATCGCATGAGTTGCGATGTGCGCACTGGCTGCAATCGTGAGATGTTTGCATGGTGGTGGTGATTGTGTCGATTATTTTATTCATGATTTTGGTTTAGGTAGAAACTTCCAACATGCATCAAAAAAATGATCGTTCCATCTTTCTTCTTTGCCATCTATAAAAAGAATGTGGACGCGAACAGAATTAGGATAATTTTTGACGTTTTCAGATCTTAAATACTCTACAATTTCGCCTGTGTGCTTATTTTTACACTGTGTCATAATCCTTTCAACTCCTTCCACTCTTCCTTTAACATTCTGAATGCCGCCAAGTCCTGATTTATTTGGCGATCAACTACAGCTTTACCAATACCGTGAACTGCCATGCGATCGCGTACCGACTCTACAAGCTTATCGATGGCTTGTTCTGTTCCTGCGATCGCGTCTTGTCTGATTTGTGTGTTCATAATAATATTTCTGACCGTCATAATTTCACACACCTAACAAGTGGTTTGCCATACGCTGTCAAAGTTACAGCGCCATACTCTTCTAATAGATTCTGGAAGTCAAAT